ACAAGCCGAGTTCGCCGGGCAGCTGAAGGCCGCCACCGGGCATAGCGATTTAAAAGCCCTGACCGACGACAATCTGAAGAAACAAGGCAAATTGCAGGAGTTAGCGGACGCCAAAGCCGCCGAGGCGCAAAGCTACAAAGCCAGGTACGAAGCCACGCTGATTGACAATGCGCTGCTGGCGGCGTCTGTCGATGCGGTCGACCCGGCCACCGTCAAAGACCTGTTGGCCGCTAAAGCTAAGGTGGACGAAGCCGGCGCCGTAACCATCGACGGCCAGCCGGTAGCCGATGCGGTGAAAAAGCTGCTGACCGACAAGCCGTTTTTGGCCAAGGCCCAGGGCGGCACCGGTTCCGGCGCGCCGCAAAATACCACGGCGGCGCAAAAAAACCCCTGGAGTAAAGAGTCTTGGAATTTGACCGAACAGGTCGCGTTGCAAAAATCCAACCCCACCCTGGCCGCGACGCTAAAAGCCGCGGCGGGTAAGTAATAGGAGCGCCACATGACCGTGTTAAAAGTTGCAGATATTTTAAAGCCGGATAATTGGGAGGCTTACCAGGCTAACCCGACCGCCGTCAAAACCGCGTTTTGGGCCTCCGGCATTGTTGCCGCCGTGGCCGGGCTTATCCTGCCGTCCGGTGGTGGCACCGTCAACATGCCGTTTTTCGCCGATTTGACCGGCGACGAAGAGCTGTTGAGCGATTCCACCCCGTTGACCGCCAGCAATATGGCGTCATCCAAGGATGTGGCGGCGGTGATCGGCCGGGGCCGGGCTTTCGGTGCCAACGATTTGGCCAGGGTGTTGTCCGGCGCAGACCCCATCGGCGCCATGATGGCTTTGCTGGACGGTTATCAAATGCGCCAATCGCAAGCGGAGTTGGTCAATATGTTGAGCGGCGCCTTTGCGGCCGCCAGCATGTCCGGCAACGTCTCGGATATTTCTGGCGGCGCCAGCGAGGATGTGCGGGCGATTAACAACAGCACCTTTATCGATGCCACCCAATTATTGGGCGATTCCAAGGGCGAGGTAAGCGCCGTTGCCATGCATTCGGCCACCGAAACCTATCTGGCCAAAAAGCTGGCGTTGACCTACGAGCTGGATCCGCAAACCAACGAGCGTTTAACCTTTTTCCTGGGCAAGCGGGTGATTGTCGACGACGGCTTACCGGTCGCCGCCGGCACCTATACCACTTACATCTTCGGTCCCGGCGCCGTGGGTTATAACCAGGACGCCATCGGCGAGGAAGACCTGGAAGGCGACCGCGATGCTCTGGCCGGCGACAGCGTCATCATCTACCGCCGCCGCTTTATCCTGCATCCGCGCGGTATCAAGTGGAAAGGCACCCCGGCCGGCGCGTTTCCGTCGCGGGCGGAATTGGCCACCGGCACCAATTGGGAGCGGGTGTACGAGAACAAGCAAATCCGCATTGTGCAGTTTAAGCACAAATTGGCGTAAGCGATGCCGCGTGGGCACGGTTTTTGTGCCCACGCGATTAGTTGGAGATTGACATGGGCTTAACAGGATTCAACCGGGCGCGGCGGGAAGCGGCGGCTAAAAACGATTTGAAAGCAGCCAGCCAGCCAGGCAAGGATGTCGCTTTTTCCGGCGAGCAGCGCGAACAACCAACCGATAGGGGGCCAATGGTGGACGCTTCGGCGGCCCCCGCTTTGGATACCACTGGAGCAGCCACACAACCGACGGACACAGCCGGCGCGGCCACGGAAGGGGCAGGCAATACCGCGCCGGCGGCGGCCAGGCCGGCCGCCAAAAAGCCCAAGGCCAAATAATGCTATCCATCACACTCGACCTGGGCAAGGCACCGTCCGTGCTGGCGGCGTTTGCCGATCAACGTATGGCGCAGCTGGTGGCCAATGCGGCGGCGGAATCGTATGTCGACGACACTCTGGATTACATTGCCGCCGGCAAGGCGTTTACCCCGCGTACCGGCCAGCTGGAGCAATCCATCAATTGGACGGCGGCGGGCAACGGATCGGCGGAAGTGTTAGCCCAAGCCGAATATGCCGGCTGGGTGGAACAAGGCACGGATGCCCACGTTATCCGCCCCAAAGACCGTAAGGCCTTGCGCTTTCCGGTGGCCGGCGGCGCCGGCTTCGGCTTTGCCAGGGTGATTAACCACCCCGGTAGCAAGCCCCACCCGTTTTTCTTCGCCGACCTGGACGCCCGCAAGGACCGCATGCAGGCGCGGGCGCTGTCGGTACTGGCTACGCGGATGGCGCAAGCCGGGGGTTGAGCATGGCCAAATATCTGGATTTATTTACCAACGAAGAGGCCTTGGCCGATCCGTCCATTACCGTCAGCGAGGCCAACGTACTGGCCACCGATGTATTTATCGACCTGTCCCTGCGCGAGCGCGGCATCAATCCCGCCGATGTAACGCTGCCGAATGCAGTGCTGACCGAAATCGCCGTGAACTGGGCGAAGCGACTGGCCTGCGTGGACGGCAGCATTACCGACGACTCGGTGCTGATGGACAAGGCCAAACAATTCGAAAACACCGCCAAAACCCTGGTCAAGCTGTTGAATCGCGAGGCGCTGGGCATTGCCGAGCCGACCGGGGCGGCGTTTGGGCAGGTTTCTTTAGGGCGGGCGTAACCGCCGTTAACTTTTAGCGAGATTTAAACAATGATAGACCGCAGAACAGCAGGCATCATTAAAGCCACCGGCAATTTGCCGACCGCGCCCGCCGCCGACCGCACAGCCCCGGCCGCGCCGGGTGCGCCGTATTTGATAGCGACCGGGGACTTTGATGTCGCCATCGGCTTTGCCGCTTCCGCGTCCGCCGATGTGGCGTATTACGTGGCCCGCGCGGATGGGGCGAATCAATCGTGCGGCCAAAGCAGCGGCAACGAGCCGCGCATTGCGTTGACGGGGCTAGCGCCCGGCGCGCATACGGCGGAAGTGTATGCGGTGGATACGGCTGGGAATTTTTCTGCGGCAAGCCCGGCGGGCTATTTTGATATAGCATTGGTGGCGGCTAACAACAGAATCGCCTGCGTTGGAGACTCATACGATGAGCGTCTAGGCAGCCTTACGTCGACAGAGACTCAAGCCTATGCTGTGTGGCACCAGATAGCCGCACAAATGGGTCACAAGCTGGATTTTGTCTATATAGACGGCCAGTCGGGTACCGGCGCATTACAGTCGCCGAAATATGCTGGTCGTATCGATGCGGCGCTGGCAACAGATGCTCATTTCGTGGCATTGCGCGCGTCTGTCAACGATTTTCATAACGGCGCCAACACGCTATCCGCCATTATCGCCGAATACAGTGCGTTGTTTGACCGGATTAATGCCGCTGGTAAGGGCGTAATCACTAACACCGTACCAAACACCACGTTGATGGACACGGCCGCCAAAAACCAAAACAGGGTTGCATTTAATGTGTGGGTGCAAGCACAGTTCGCCGCTGGCAGGTGGTGGGGTGCGGTGCTAAATCAGCATTATCTATCCACCAACGGCGCGCCTAATACCACACTATACCCGGACGGCGTACACCCGGTTTTGCCCGCGTCGATATTGCTGGGCGCAAGCGGTGCGCGCGAGCTGGATGCATTGATAATTGCTCCCGGCTGGATAGAGCGTGCGCAAGGCGCCAGCAGCCTGGTGGATGCATCGTATTACGCAAAAAATCCGTTTAACCTGGGCACCAACGGGACGAAGTTCGCGCGCGTGACAGGCCAGGTGCCAACGGGGAAATCAGTTTCTGCCCCGACCGACCCTGGTACTGTTGTAGCGGCTATTATCCCGCGCAACGATGCGCCCGGGAATTGGTGCCAGTTGACCGTGACATCTACTGCATTAGGTCAGTTAATCGGGATGGGTAACGATCCGTCGCAGCGTACACTGGCAGCCGGCGGCGTACAGATTGGCGATGTGGTGCAGTATGGGGTCGAATTCGAGTTTCCCGACGATACCAACCCGGACACGACGGGCTATCCCGTCGTCATGATCGAGTGCAGAGACGCTGCAAATGCTGCAGTGCCGGCCGGCACTGTGACGGGGTGGAAAAACAATAGTATCCACCCCGCGCCGAGATACTTGGGCGGCAAGCGAATGACAGTGGTTACGCCTCAGTTGACCGTGCCGGCCACGACAACGTATTTTGTACTGACAGCCAGGTTTTATAATTCTGGCAAAGCCGGAGAATCATTCGGCGAGTTTACGGGCCGAATTGGACGAGAGGCATTTGTTAATCACAGTAGGCCCGTAAGCCCGTAAGGCGGAACGCACAGCGGCATCCGCCCTCCGCGAAACCCTTCGCATGCTTAGCTAGTCCTATTAAGCCCGTAACCCGTAACCCGTAACCCGTAAGGCGGAACGCACAGCGGTTCCGCCGGATGATCACACATTGGCGGATCGCCTAACGGCATCCGCCCTACGACCTGGAATAATAGTATGGCAAACCCGTAAGGCGGAACGCACAGCGGTTCCGCCGAATGACAGCCTCCATTGGCGGATCGCCTAACGGCATCCGCCCTACGACCTTGAATCACATATGAGCCACCCCACCCTAACCGCCCTCCGCGAAGCTCTTCGCATACCTAGCTAGCCCTATCAACCCTACACTGTCTCCCAACACCACGGGAGACAGTATTGAGCCTGATTGCACTATCGGCGCTAAAGTTGCGGCTGGCCGCCGACGCCGATTTAACCGCCTTTTTCAGCGATAACTATAACGGCAAGTCGGCACGGCACTGGCTGGGCTATAGGCATTTTGTCAATGCCAACGATTACCCGCTGATCAGTTATGCGCCGGTCAAGAGCAAGCGCACCTATACCCGCAGCGATCAATACCGCGTCAGCATCGTGCTGGGGCTTAATAATCCAGATCCCAAAAGCGATGCTGTCAGCGATGTTATACCCGGTGTTGCGCGCTCTTCGGAGGCCGAAGATTTAATCGTGGCCGCTCTGGCCAATGCCATCATCGCCCCAGGCTACAAGATCGAGCGCGATAGCGTCGACGTAATCTACGACCTCGGCACCCGTCATCCGTTTTACGAAACCGAATTTTCCCTGCTGGTTACCCAATACGATCAATTGGAGACCGGCATTGTGCCCAGCGAAGTATGGGCGGGCTTGGCGCCGGCCATTGGCGACGGTTTTTCCGATCATTACGAGCAGCTGGTATGAGTTACGACATAACAGAGCTGGATCGCCGTTTGGCCAACCTGATCCGCCTGGGCAGGGTTGAAGCCGTGGATTATCCCAATGCCCGTTTGCGCGTTAAAGTCGGCGGAATATTAACGGATTGGCTGCCCTGGTTAACCGGCCGCGCCGGCGGCGACCGAGACTGGCACGCGCCGGAAATCGGCGAACAAGTGCTGTTGCTGGCGCCGTCCGGCGAGCTGAATCAAGCCGTGGTGTTGGCCGCTGTTTTTCAAACCGCTTTCCCGCAGCCGGTAAACAGCCCGGACAAGCATCACATGGCCTATAGCGACGGCGCGGTAATCGAATACGACCGCGCCGCGCATCATCTAAAGGCCGTGTTGCCGGCGGGCGGTACTTTAGAGCTGACGGCGGACGGCGGCATTACGATAGCCGGCGATATCACCTTGACCGGCACCCTGACCGCCAGTGTGGATGTGGTAGCCAACGGCATTAGCCTGCATGACCACGTTCATGGCGGGGTGCAGGCCGGGGCCGCGAATACCGGAGTGCCGGCATGATGACCGGCATCAACAACACCACAGGCCAAGCGCTGAGCGGCATAGAGCATTTAAAGCAGTCTATCCGCGACATCCTGCTAACCCCCATCGGCACCCGCGTAATGCGCCGCGACTACGGTTCGCGCCTGTTCGAATTGGTGGATGCGCCGATGAACAGCCAAACCATCATCGACATTATTGCCGCCACGGCGGAAGCCTTGGACAAATGGGAGCCGCGCCTGGTGCTGGAACGGGTGGTGCTGAACGACGCCAACGAAACCGGCTGGCTGGATATGACGCTATACGGCAAATACCGCCCGGACGGTAAACAAATCATGCTGGACGGCATCATTTTATGAGCACGTTTACCCAAATCGATTTAGCCCAGCTGCCAGCGCCCAGCATCGTTGAGTCGCTGGATTTCGAAAGCATTTTTGCTGAGATGCTGGCCGATCTGCAAGCGCGCGACAGCAACTTTAGCGCGCTGGTGGAATCGGACCCGGCTTACAAAGTGCTGGAAGTGGCCGCCTATCGCGAGCTGCTGATCCGCCAGCGCGTCAACGATGCAGCCCGCGCGGTGATGCTGGCGCATGCCCAAAAAACCGACCTGGACAATTTGGCGGCGAATTTTAACGTCGAGCGCCTGTTGATTACCCCGGCCGACGATAACGCCATTCCGCCGGTGGCTGCAGTCTACGAAAACGACGACGCCTTGCGCGCCCGTGCCCAGCTGGCTTTTGAAGGCTTGACCACTGCCGGATCGGAAGGCAGTTATAAATTTCACGGCTTAAGCGCATCCGGCAGCGTGAAAGACATTGCCGTGGCCGCCGTGGAATTCCATATCAGCGGCGGTTCTGTGGTGATCGACGACGGCATTAACCTGCCCACCCCGGAACCCGGCATGGTGGCCGTAACGGTATTGGCGCATGCCGGCGACGGTACCGCCGATGCCGGCGTTTTGACGGCTGTGGAATTGGCCACCAACAACGAAACCGTTAGGCCGTTAACCGACCGCGTTATCGTGCGCTCGGCGGAGATCGTCAATTATGCCATCGACGCCACCCTGACGTTTTACGACGGCCCTAGTAGCGCCACGGTACTGCAAGCGGCGTTGGACAAGGTTAATGCCTATAAAGAAGCCCAGCGCAAAATCGGTTACGACGTCACCCATTCCGGTATTTATGCCGCGCTGCACCAACCTGGTGTGCAAAACGTGGTGCTGACCAGCCCAGCCGCCGACGTGGTGATTGCCGATTATCAAGCCAGCTATTGCACCGGGGTAACCCTCACCAATGGGGGCTTAGGTGTCTAATCTGCTGCCGCCCAATGCCACCGCGCAAGAACATGCGCTGGACGACAGCATGGCCCGTCTGGGCGCCGTGCAAATCGGCATCGTCAAGCTGTGGAACCCGCAAACCTGTCCGGCCAACCTGTTGCCATGGCTGGCCTGGGCCTTGTCGGTGGATGAGTGGGACGAAACCTGGAGCGAACAGCAAAAGCGCGCCATGGTGGCGGCCAGTTACGACGTGCACAGCCATAAAGGCACTCCGTATGCCATTCGCCGCGCCTTGGCGGCGTTGGGTTACGACAATATCACGATTAAGGAAGGCGAGCTTTATACCTTCAACGGCGCGCAGGTTTACGACGGTTCCATTCGTTACGGCGCGGATGGCTTTTGGCCGCTGTTCGACGTGGTGCTGAATATCGGCGCCGCCCCGGATGCGCCGATGATTCAAAAAATCAAAGACCGCATCGGCCGTTACAAAAACGCCCGCTCGCAACTACGGAATTTAACCTTTATGAACCTTTTATATAACGGCGCCGTTACCTATGACGGCACCTATCAACATAACGGAGGCGTGCTGTAATGGCTAATCTCGCAGAATCGGCGGTTTACGACGCCGGCGTTTATCAACTGGAAGTCACCGACGCGGTAGTGGGCGGCGCCGGCGGCGTGGCCAATGCGGCGGCCAAAAACCTGGCGAACCGTACCGCGTATTTAAAAGCCCAAGTGGATGCGATACAAGCCGGTAATGCCACCAAAATCGGTGTGCGGGACGGGCTGTATAACGCGGCGGTAGCGGGCGGCGCGGCCGATGCGCTGACGGCGTCGTTTGCGCCGGCGGTGACTGCGTTGGTGAACGGCGCATCGGTGTTTGTACGCGGCGTCAGCGCCAACGCTACTGCCACGCCAACCCTGGCGGTTAACGGTTTGGCGGCCAAGACCATCGTCAAGGGTAACAACTTGCCTCTGGTCGCGGGCGATATCGCCGGCGCCGGCCACTGGCTAGAGCTGCAATACGATATTTTGCTAGATGCGTTTGTGCTGCAAAATCCGGCGTTCGGTATTTCCGGCTTATCGGTTGCCGATTTTGCTTCCGATCAATTGTTGGGAATAAATGGTTATCAAGTATGGCCTGGTCCGAATAATCAAAAAATTATCGATCAATGGGGCGAAGGCATCAGTTCGGGCACCGGTTCTGCAAATGCTGTAGTGACCTTCCATTTCGCATTTCCGAACGGCGTATGTTGGGTCGACTTTATTCCGAAGTCGGCGGCAAATTCATATCAAGGCCAAGTATCTGGCGCGCCGACGTTGACCGGTGCAACAGGAAAAATCGGCACGGATTCAAGCGGAGCAAGCGGGATTTCATTTATATGGAAAGCCAGGGGGTATTAATGGGCAGGATTATTTATTTTGCAGCATCAACCAACAGCTTTTATTTCTCGGATATCGGCAGCGATATTCCACAGGATGCCAAACCGGTTTCAGTGGCGGTGTTTAACAACATGATCGCCGAAAAGTCTGCCGGCAACGTTATTTCGTCGGATGCTAACGGTGACCCCATCGCGCTGCCACCCGTGCAAATTGTTCAGACGATTGAACAAATCCGCGCCGGCATGCAATGCACCAACTCGCAATTCCGCCGCGCGCTCACCCAAAAGGGTTGGCGGGCGGATGTGGAAGCCGCCGTGGCCGCCGCCGGCCAGGATATTCAAGACATGTACGAATACGACACGGTGTTTTACCGCAGCCGCGCCGAATTTTCGCAGATTGCTGCGGTAATCAATAAAACCGAGGCGGATATCGACAGCGTATTCGAACTTGCTATTACTCTTCCCTAGGAGCCCGTTATGCCAGAACAATTTTTACACGGGGTGGAAATCGTCGAAATAGACGACGGTTCCCGCCCCATTAGCACCGTTAAGTCGTCCGTGATCGGTCTGATCGGCACCGCGCCGAACAGCCGGCCGGCGGCCACCGCCGCATTGGCCACCGGCGTGGTGGCCAGCAATAACGCCATTACCTGGACGGCAGTCACCCCCGGCAAGGCCGGTAACGAGATTACCGTGCATTTAAAAGACCCCAAGGCGAATAGCCAGCCGCTCAGCGTGGCGGTATCGGTTAACGCGATTACCGTTAACCTGGCCACCGACGCCGGCGGGGTAATTACCTCGACCGCTGCCTTGGTGATTGCCGCCATTACCGCCAGCGCCGCCGCTTCGTTGCTGTTAAGCGCCGCCAACACCGGCGCGTCGACCGGCGCCAGCGTGGTGGGTGCATCGGTTAAAGCCCAGCCGCTGGCCGGCGGCGCCGACGAGGCGTTTCCGCTGAATACACCGACCCTGGTCACCGGCAGCCGCACCGAAGCCGCCGGCCTGGATACCGTCGGCACCAAGGAAGGCACGCTGCCGGATGCCATCGACGCCATTTTCGACCAAGCCGGCGCTATGATCGTGGTGGTGCGGGTGGCGGAAGGCGTGGATTTTGCCGCGACTAAATCCAACATCATCGGCGGCGCCAATGCCGGGGTGCAGGCGTTTTTAAATGCTGAATCGGTGGCCAAGGTGAAGCCGCGCATCCTGGTGGCACCGGGTTACTCGCACGATCAAGCCGTGGTATCCGAATTGCTGGGCATTGCCGATCAACTCAAAGCCGTCATCATTGCCGACGGCCCCAACAGCGACGACGCCAGCGCCATCAGTTACCGGGAGAACTTCGGCAGCAAACGGGTGTATGTAGTCGACCCGCAAGTGAAAGTGTGGGACACGGTCAGCAACAGCGAGATCAACCAGCCCGCGTCGGCCCGTGTCGCCGGCATGATCTCCAAATCGGACAACGAGCGCGGCTTTTGGTGGAGTCCATCAAACCGGGAAATGTACGGCATTATCGGCACCAGTCGGGCCATTGATTTTAGCCTGGGCGATGTCAATTCTCGCGCCAATTACCTGAACGAAAACGAGGTGGCCACCATCATTCATAAGGACGGCTACCGGCTGTGGGGTAACCGCACCTGTTCGGCCGATCAAAAGTGGGCGTTTTTGAGTGTAGTGCGCACGGCGGACATGATGCACGAATCATTGCAGGCCGCGCATTTGTGGGCGGTGGACCGCAATATTACCAAGACTTACATTGAAGACGTGGTGGAAGGCGTTAATGCGTATCTGCGGCACCTGGTCACCGTTGGCGCGTTACTGGGCGGCGAATGTTGGGCAGATCCCGATCTGAACACGCCGGACCAAATCAGTCAGGGCATTGTCTATTTCGATTTTGACTTTACCCCGCCATACCCGGCCGAACACGTGGTTTTCCGCAGCCACTTGGTTAACGACTACATTAAGGAGTTGTTCTAATGTTGAATGACATTTTAAAAAACATGAATTTGTTCGTCGATGGCTACGGTTATGCCGGCAACGTCGAAGAACTGACCCCGCCCAAGCTGACCTTGAAAACCGAGGAAGTGCGCAACGGCGGCATGGATGCGCCGGTTGATGTCGAGATGGGCATGGAGAAGCTGGAAGCCAGCTTTTCTTTGACTAAATACGATGCCGGCGTGTTGAAAATATTCGGTTTGGCCCCCGGCAACACCAAGCAGGTGACCTTTCGCGGCTCGTTGAGCAGCGAGGACGGCACCGAAACCGGCGTAGTGATTCAACTGCGCGGCATGCTGAAGGAAGCCGATCCCGGCAGCTGGAAGCCGGGCGATAAGGCCATCTTAAAAGGCACGTTTGCGGTGCGTTATTACAAGCAAACCATCGGCAATGAGGTTATTCATGAAATCGACGTGCCGAATATGATCCGCATTATCAATGGCGTGGATCAGCTGAAACAAACCCGCATCAATCTGGGGCTATAGCATGCAAGAGTATCGAGTGTTAATCCCTCACGAATGGCGCGCGGCGGGCGATACCGTCAAACTCAACCCACGGCAGGCCAAGTATTTGCTGCTGAGTGGGCATATTCAAGTTAAAGCGGCTGTGAAGGCTAAGGCGGAGAAATGAGTAAAACGTTAATCAAGCTGCAATATCCATTGAGCAACGGCATAGCCTCATTAAACATGCGCCGCCCTAAAGTGCGGGACATGCTGGCAGCGGATAAGGCCAAGGGCAGTGATGCGGAAAAGGAAATTGCCATGTTCGCCAACCTGTGCGAAGAGCTTCCGGAAACTATCGAGTCTCTGGACATGGCCGATTATCAGCAATTACAGGAGACCTATCGCGGTTTTTTGTCTTTAACGCCGAAGACGCCCGACGAGGCTGCATAATCATGGCGCACGCGACCGGCTGGTCATTGACCGAAATCGCCGAATTCGACGGCGATGATCTGGTGGACTGGCTGGAATCTGCTAAAGCGGTGTTGAACGCAAAATGAGCAGAGATTTAACCCTCAGTCTTAAAATTGGCGCAACGCTGGCAAGCGGGTTTAAAAGCACGTTTTCGGCTGCAAAGCGCGAAATCGGGCAGCTGGAAGCTGGCGCGAAACGGGTTGGGACCAAATTGGGTGCCGCGTACAAAGCACAGGCCGCGCGTTACAAAGAAAACGGCGGCACCGGCTTAGGCGGCGTGGCCGGCTTTGCCGGGGCGGCTTATGCCTTTGCGCAACCGATAAAGCAGGCGATCGCATTCGAAACCGCCATGCTGGGCGTGGCCAAACAGGTGGAAGGCGCGCGGGACGCCGGCGGCAAGTTGACGCCGGTCTATACCGGCATGCGCAAAGAGATTCAAATGCTGGGCCGGGAAATTCCCATCGCCACCAATGAACTGGCGGCCATGGCGGAAGCCGGCGCCCGCATGGGCATCGCCAAGCAGGATTTAATCGGCTTTACCAAGCAGGCCGCTATCATGGCCAGCGCCTTCGGTCTGCCGGCGGCGGAACTGGCCGACGACATGGGCAAAATCGCCAACTTGTACAAGATACCGATTCCAGCCATCGGCAAATTAGGCGACACCATTAACTATTTGGACGATAACGCCATTGCCAAGGGCGGCGATATCATCAACTTTTTAACCCGTGTTGGCGGTGTGGCCGCGTCGGTGAAAATCACCGGCAACAACATGGCGGCGCTGGGTTCCACACTGCTTACCTTGGGCGAAACCACCGACACGGCCAGTACCGCTACCAATGCTATTTTCCAAAAATTCGCCGCCGCCGAAAGCGGTACCAAACCGTTTAAGCAGGCAATGGATCAACTTGGCTTGAGCTTGTCCGATGTGCAAAAAGGCATGCAGGTCGATGCCCAAGGCACGCTGTTGGAAGTGCTGGATGCGATCAATACCATGCCAGCCGATCAGCGTTTGGGGATTCTGGCGGATTTGGTAGGGCTGGAGCATTCCGACACGCTGGCCAAGCTGGCCAGCGGCGTGGCGGAATACCGTAAACAAATTCAGATGGCCGGCAGCGATAAGGCGCAGGGCAGTATGTCCCGCGAGTTTTCCGCACGCCTTGGCACCACGGCGGCACAATTGGAAATCATGGGTAATCGGGTTGGCGAAGTCGGCGTGGGTTTCGGTACCGTATTGCTGCCTGCGTTGAACATGGTTTTACAACCCATGGCCGCCGTGGCCACCTGGGCGGCGGATGTGGTGGAACAGTTTCCTGGCGTGGTCTACATCGTCGGTGCGTTGGCGGCCGGCGTGGCCGGTTATGCGACTTACGTCGGCACGGCGGCCGCCGCGCAATGGGCGTGGAATGCCGCTTTAACCGCTAATCCTATCGGCCTGGTGGTGGCCGGTTTAACCGCCTTCGGCGCTTTGGCGTATACCGTGTATAAAAACTGGGAACCGATTATGGGCTGGTTCCAGGAGAAATTCGCCTGGCTGGGCAAATCGATTGATTGGGTCAAGGGGCTGGGTAGTAGCTTAAGCAACGGCAGCACCGGTTCCGGCGGCCGCAACGGTCCAAGCAAGGCCGGTTTTCTGGGGCCGGTTCCGGCCAAATCCTTGCCGTCCGGCCTGAATTTATCGCCCACTCAAGCCCAAACGCCTAGCGTCACTACTAACGCGCCCATCAATATCTACCAGCAGCCCGGCGAAAACAGCGATACACTGGCCAGACGCATTTCCGACCAGATAAAACGCCAATCCGCCGCCGATCAGCGCAGGGCTTTGCATGATTAATGTCATGATGAAACTGGGTGGGTTTACGTTTTCGGTCAATACCGCCGCCTATGACGAATTCAGCCGAACCAGTTCATTCCGTTGGCAGTCTAAAGAGCGTTACGGGCAGTTTCCCGCCCAGCAATATACAGGTCCCGGTGAAGACACGATCACGCTATCCGGTGATATCTACCCCAGCTATGCCGGCGGTCTCGGTCAGCTTAACGCGATGCGTTTCGAGGCCGGTAAAGGCGTACCGCTGTTTTTGGTGGACGGTCGCGGCTTTGTCTGGGGTAAGTATGTAATTAAATCCGTGCAGGAAAACCAAGCGACCTTCTTTGCCGATGGCGTGCCGCGCAAGCAGTCGTTTTCCCTGGAATTGACCCGTTACGGTAACGACGCATGAGTCAATACCGCACGAAAGCCGGCGATATGCTTGACAGCATTTGCTATAGGCAGTATGAGGCTAGGCCGGGCGCGACGGAAGCGGTGCTGGAGGCCAATACCGGCTTGGCCGAGTACGGTCCTGTTTTGCCTGCCGGTTTAGTTATCGAATTGCCCGATCTGCCGGGACTGGAACCGGCGCAAACCGTTAAGCTTTGGGATTAATATGCAGCCCATTTTTAAGGTTTTAGCGGATACCTTTGATATTTCCCTTCGCCTGAAAGATCGTCTTGTCAGTATTCGCACCAGCGACGAGGCCGGCTTTAAAGCCGATACCTGCAGCATCGAATTAGACGACCGAGACGGCTTGATTCAATTACCGCGTAAAGGCGCAAAATTGGAGGTTTTTCTGGGCTATAGAACCAGCGGCCTAAATCAGGTAGGTTCGTATATTGTTGATGAGGTTAGCCTATCCGGCCCGCCGGATACCATGACCATCAGCGCCAAAGCCGCCGATATGCGCGAGGATTTTAAAAGCCAGAAAACCCGTAGTTTCGATAATATTACGCTTGGCGATTTGGTTAAAACCATTGCCGGCGAGAACGGCTTGGCGGGTAAAGTGGCCGGCGAACTGGCCGGCGTAAGCTTTGCGCATTTGGATCAAACCGAAGAGTCTGACCTGCATCTATTAACCCGTCTGGCCAAGCAGCATAATGGCGTGGCTAAGGTTACGCATGATTTGCTTATCGTAGCCGCCGCCGGCCAATCAAAAAGCGTCAGCGGCGCCGTTTTGCCGTCGGTGGGTATCAATAAATCGCAGGTGGATTCCTGGCATTATGTGGATGCAGATCGTGGCAAATATGCGGCGGTTACGGCGACCTGGCATAACAAAACCAGCGGCGAGAAAGTCATCGTCAGCACCAGCAGCGCCAAGCCGGCCTATACCTTACGGCACACCTATGATAATGAGCAGCAAGCCGTGGAGGCCGCCAAGGCCAAGCTGGAAGAACTTAACCAAGGTGCGGCGACAATGGAGCTGTCTTTAGCGGTGGGTAACAGCACTTTATTTGCCGAGTCTGCTTTAGTTTTAAGCGGTTTTCGTTCGGGCATTAATGGCGGTAATTGGACTGCTAAGCGGGTAGAGCATGAGTTTTCAAATAGCGGCTTTACTACCCGTGTGAGCGCGGAAACTAAGATTTAATTGCTTCTATATTGGTCCAGACTGTCGCCGTTTCGCCTGTCGGCAAATAGATGCGAATCTCGGCGCTGGCGAGATGCTTTTTAACAATTGAAAATTTTATATCGGTCGACGACTTCATGCAGCCGTTGTCATATAAATAGGCTCGTTTCTTGATGTCTTCGTTGATGTACGCTTGGGTCATCTCGTTAAAAAGCGCCTCATTGGCGCAAAGCGGGTAGCCCGGCTTAAGCATGTTACCGGCTTCGGCGGCTGGCGAAGTGGCGGCATCTATCAACCCGATGGCAACGCTGGCGGAGAATCCGAAGAAAAACACCGAAAATAAAGATGCCCTGACGATGGCAGCCGATTTCTTTTGGTCTCGTGAGAACGACGCTTGATAAAGCTTTTGGTAAACGAAAACGCTGGCAACCAGCGCGGCAATTAATGCTAAAACTTCCATGGCAATCTCCCGAATAATTTAACCGTTAAGCCGCGTTAAATTGTGAAGACCTTTAACCCAACGTGCAACGTAAAAATTCCTCGTGTTTTTGACATTGATCGAGCGAAATTTACTGTCAATTATCGCGCAAAATTACGACAAAAATCGCGCGACGTTACAGCCGGATCGATACCGATACGTTCCGCTGTTTTTTGCACAATATCGACGAAGTTATGTTGCTTGAATTGCTGAGCGCTGACATT